ATTGATGTAATTAATGATGTACGAACTACTGATCCAGATGATCCGCTTTATGAATTCTATGCGGTACCTTATACCGAATTCCAGGATGAAGATGGTAACTCGTTTGCAAATGCAACAGAAGCTGCAGAATACATTACAGAAAAAGCAAACGTTCTTAGTGGCGCAATCACTCTTGGTGCAAATACAACAGTTGACTTTACCCGTGATAATACACTCACTTCGATTCTTACAAGCTTGGGTGATTCCTTTGCGGTAAACGGCATTAAAGCAACGGTTGCTGATGATGGTACTATTACCATTTCTGAAAATACGTCTGGCGGTTCCAATATTTACGTTGGTCTTCGTCATAACCAGACAACCATTAATAGTCAATCAGCTGGTAGTTCTTCTGCTTCTGTAGTAGTTAATGCACTGAACGCATTCTTTACTGTAACTCCTGTAGGCGCAGGTGCTGATGATATTTTCGATACTTTTTCTTATGCAATTCAGACTCCAAGTGTTACAGCATTTGGTGATGTAACTATTGCTGCTGGTGTTGCAACTAAGGGTTCTAACTCTAATAGCCAGTTTAATGATGGTTTCTTTACTGCTGATACACATATTGATGCAGCAGGTGAATACTTCTATTTTAATAATAACGGCGAAGACTTTGATCGTAAGTTCATCATTGGTCTTCTGGAAACCAGCCGGTTTGGTGATGTACAAACAACGCTTGAGTCTATTACTGCATCTGGTACCGTACTCGATTTGGCTGTTCGTTTTAAGCCTAACGCTTCTTACGAAAACGCTGATACCGGTGTGGTTATTGAAAACGGCTTTTATGAGCGCCCAGGTAACTCACAGATTTTCCGTGCAGGTATTCGCTCGGATGAACGTCTGATCATTGAGCATCTGAAAGATGGTGAGTGGCAAACAATTATTCGCTCTGCTTTCCCACGTGCAACAGGTAGCTCGTACCAGTTGGTATGTCATCTGAATAAAGAAAATGCAACAGTTGATGTATCCTCTGTTCGCACTTACTCGCTTTCTTCCTCTGTAACACTTAACTACCGTTACATTGAATCTCCAGATGGTAACTTTCATTATCCATTGTTTAGCACACGTGCAGAAGCTGATTATGTTTCTCAAAATGCTAATGCTATTTTTGGTTCGCCATATGTAGATGATGTAACGGCAGATGCTAATGGTTTCTATTCAACTACTCAAATTTATATTGATGAACCTACTAACTCAACTTGGTATATGCCAGTTGAATATGCATTTACTGATCAGTCGTCTGCTCCAGTAGATTCTAACGGTATTACTTACAGTAGCATTGCAACTGAAGATGATGCTAACTATGTTCCTGCGGCATTTAGTGGAAGCGACTTTACATTTAATGAAAATGAATCTGTAAATATTCAGATTCATCCGTCTGATGCTAGTTTCACAACAACTATATCTGGTCTACCTGTGTGCTTGACGTATTCAACTGTTACTGGATATATTACGGGTACGACTGATCCAGTTCCAGCAAGTGAATCTTATACTATTACTGTAACCCGCAGTAATGCATTCGGTTCTTCGGTTGGCACATTTGAGCTTAATATTACAGATAATGCTTCTCTTGGTGATCTGGCAGACTTCAGCGAATTGGCTGGTAACTTCCTTCAGCCTAACCGTGCATTTATGTCTCATGACTTTGCAATGAAGTATGATACCACGATTTCGCCTGGTGAAGAAATGACATACTCTTTCACTTCCGGTAATGTCCCACCAACTATTGGTATTCTTAGCACTCTTGGTGATTCGGCTTACGATCATTTTGATTCTGAGAGTATTACACTGGGTTCGACTAATGCATATGACTTTGCTCAGACGAATAAGTGGGATTTGCGTTTTGTTACTCTTGATGGTAATATTGGCGGTAGTGCAGTAGCGATTCCGCAGAATTTTGATCTAGTTGGTTGGTCTGACAATACTAGTCAAATCGGTACTTCTGGCGATAACCATGGCATTGAATTTAAGCTGATGTATGACTCGGCAGATGGTTATATGCGTCTGTACCGTGGCGATATCCTTAAGCTTACTTCGGCTTCTACGTTTACTGGTGCGCAGGAACTTACTTTTGTTGGCTTTGCTGATCAGCCTCAAGCCGACCTTTATGTTCCAACTGATTTGTCCATTCAGAATAGCTCGTTTGGTTCTACCAATGCACCTTCCGGCTTTACCAGCCCGTTGCTCGAAGGCACAATGGCAACTAGCACTCTGATGGGTACTGATTCGGACGAAGATACAGCGGTTCAGCTGACCCAGGGTTTGAAAGTAAATCACCGTTATGTTTTCCCACAGACGTGGACTGAAACAAACGTACTTCCTTACACTGCAATTGATCAGGGCGATAAAGCGTTTATTGGTATTGCTGATTCAGCTGCTGCTTGGAGTGACGTTGGTCCAACGGACTTTGATGTATACGTTAAAATCCAGGGTACATCAAGTGCAAGTTCTTATCAATCAAGAATTGGTTCCGATGATGAAGCAGAAACATCTGTTACTATTAACTCTTTGACAGATGCATTCTATGATTATGCTCTTGAATGGGACGATTCTGACCTTCATATTATTGCTTGTAACGTTAACGACATTAATACTCAGCCAGCGGTAAGTCGTGGCGGTGCATTTAGCCGTACAGCGACTATTAGCAACTATAGCCAAACTGGTACTCTTCCAGTGGTTATTGCTGTCGATGATGGTGCACAAGTGAACCTTTCTACTTCCGGTCTTTCACAAATCCGTATTCCATTCGGCATTCGTGATATCTTGGTTGGTGAATGGTCTAACGGCGATGGCTACTTTGCGGTTCAGCCTACTGCTTCTGACTTTGATACGGGTTCTTATAGTGGCCAGCATGCACCGAACTGGGACGAGTGGAGCTTCTCCGGAGTTTCTACTTTGAATGCAGGTCAAACTTACCGATTCATTTACCATCCATCCATGGAAGCAAATGATTCGATTGAGTTCCGTCTTGCGTCGGATAACACGACCGTTTACACAACTGGTATTACTACGTTCGATGGAACTTCTGATGGTAACCCAAAAACCACCGAAGGATATAAGGGTATTGAGTTTGCGGTTCCTACTGATGCTCCACCTCTTACTCTGTACTATAAGAATAACACTACTGCTGATGCTGGTCGTGCTATTTCAATCTCTGGTTCTACCTACATTGTCCCTGTGACAGGTGTCACTATTGAAGGACCATCTGCCAACTTCACTGGTAACGTCATCAACGCCTCCAGTAACGGTTGGATTTCCCTCAACGAAACCCTTTCCGCTGGCGAGCGACTTGTCCTTGACTCTGCGTTTATTCAAGACCTTGACGATGCTCTTCCTGATCACTGCATCTTCTGGGTTGGATTGAAGGCGAATGGGTGGACAAACACCAGCACCCCAACTTCATCTTTCTTTGGTAGTACCGCTATTCGTTTTTACAAAACGGGAACTGGTATCCGAATGCTTGGATACGCCAACGGCGGCACCAATTCCCAAATCTATAGTGCTTCCCTTACTAATTCTAGTGCTTTCCTTGAGATTACCAGCACTGGTAACAACATTCGTGTAGGCTACACCCACTCTAGTTCCTACGACGCCTCTACTGACGCATATGCCGACTGGGATGGAAACACCAAGATTCAGACTGGTGATCAAGGCTACGGCATTGGTTCGCTCGATGTTATGTTCTACTGGCAGGCACTTGCATCTAACACAGTAGGTTTTGACATCTCTGATGTTGATTGGACTGGACTCTCTGAGATTTCTAATCCAGCTCCAGCAGCTCCATTGACCACATCATGGACAAAGGCTCTTGACTTTAGTGGTTCTGCTGAGCGTGCTAAACAGGTGTCTTCCAGCTACTTGTACCAGCCGCTAATGATGGGTAACATTGGTAGCACTGTTTCTGCGGGTTCGGCAGGTAGCACGTCTAACGATAGTAATGCCCGTCCTTGGGCTACTGCGGTTGTGTTCAGTTCTGATAATAATAGTTCCAACCAACACATTTGGAACCTCGGTGAAGGCTCTGGGTCTACAGATGACAACATTTACCTTCGTGTTGATGCTAGCCGCAACCTTTACTTTGGTTGGGGTCGCACTGGTGCGTTGAATGAATGTTCGCTTGGCACACTGGCTAGTGGCTCTGGTAACTGGTATGGTATTTACGTCGCCCACACAGGCGAACGTCTAAGCGGCGGCAATGCTACGGCAGCTAACCTCGCTGATTGTTTTGACATTTACGGCGTAAACCTGAGCACAGGCGTTGTCGGTTCACAGATTAGCACATCGACGAACTGGAGTACGAATGGCGGTCGAATGGACCGTGCTTTCGCTGGCAGTTGCCAATTTACAGTTGGTGGTCGTGGTTCTAACCGCAACTTCCATGGTAAGGTTGCTTCTATGGTGGTTACGACTCTTTTGAGAGGCGTATCCATGCCTACCGATGCTGAGATTTCGATGATGGTACGTGACCCTAAGCAGTGGCTTGCAGACTATAAGTCTGGTAATGCTTATCGACAGCCTGCAAATTCTACCAGCACTAGCGGATTCACTGTCAGCGGCGGCTTCGCAAATCGTGCTACTCAAGTCTGGTTGATGGGTGATGGTACTTCTGACGCTTATGCTAAAATCCGCAATCAGGCATATCCAAATGATCAAAACTATTCGGCGTTGGATATGATTTCGATGGTATCTAGCGATATTGAAACGGTGAATATTTCGGGTCTGACATAACGCATATATAAGCGCATAATCCTAAAATAGGGGGCTTCGGTCCCCTATTAATCTAAGTATTTTATTTGTATAAATAAAGATATAAATGTTACCAAGTGGAGTAATAATATGAGGACTGATAACATCAAGAATTTCGTACACGCTGTTGTACAAAAAGATTTTGATGCAGCTAATGGTCATTTCGAAGCTGAGATGCAATCCCGTATGGCGGATCGCTTTGAGCAAGAAAAGATCAGTGTTGCGTCTGGTATGTTTAACGACGTAAACGAAGAAGAGTAAGATGAAAACCTTTGCAGACCTACGTAGCGCTTTGAATGAAGCTGCCGACAAGAAGATTAAGGTTAAAGGCCAGACTGTAACTCTGAAGCCAAACGGTAAGCAGGTTGATGCTTACATTGGTAAAGAGAAGCTTGGTACCTTTAAAGACGCTAAAGTCGCTGCAAAGGAAATCGAGGCTTTTCTCGATCAGATTAAATAAGGGAAACGACCATGAAACTTATTAGTGAAAATACTAACCCAGATATTGGCTATGAGATTGTTGAATCTGTAGACGCTTCTGGTGCACCTGCTAAGAAGTATTACATCACTGGTATCTTTGCTCAGGCTGAGCAGAAGAACCGGAATGGTCGCATCTACCCTAAAGCAGTACTCGAAGGTGCTGTTAATAAATATGTAGAAGAGCAAGTAGCGACTGACCGTGCGGTTGGTGAACTGAACCACCCTAACAGTCCTACTATCGACTACAAAGAAGTTTCGCATCGTATCACTGAACTCTACTGGAGTGGCAATGATGTGATGGGGAAGGCATTGATCCTTGACACACCTAACGGAAAGATTGTACAATCTCTTCTTGACGGTGGCGTGAAGATCGGTGTTTCTACTCGTGGT